TATGCGAAGATCGGTTCTTCCGGTGACTATGCGAAGATCGGTTCTTCCGGTGACTCTGCGCAGATTTCGAGCACGGGAGAAGATTCCGTGATCTGCTGCGCCGGACATGATTCTGCGGTTAAAGCAAAAAAAGGCAGTTGGATCACGCTTTCTGAATGGGAATATTCAGAAGAAAAGAACCGAGTTGTTCCGTTATGTGTCAAGACGGAATATGTGGACGGAGAGCGAATAAAAGCAGACACGTTCTATCGCCTTGTAAAAGGAGAATTCAAGGAAGTTAACTGATCAATACTGTCAAATGCATAAGACAGTGCATTTTAACATATCACGAATAAACGAGCTGCCAAATGGCAGCTCAGGAGGTGTGAAGCAATGAGAGAAGAACTTAACGACAGCATAACAAAAACGGTAGTTAATTTTGTCACGCAATTACATGAAACAGAGGGCGAATTTATTTTTGAGACAATTAGTCCGTTTTGCACAGATATACTACATAGAAGGATATCCAAGAAAGAATTGGAAGAAATGCTTTTAAGAGCAGAGCGAATGAAATGGATCCCGGCTGTGAATACTCCGGAAGTTAACGAAGAAGGTTACAGTGAACGTATTCTTCTTAATTTTGCAAATGCTACTGTTCACGAAATTGGTCAATATGTCGTAGATAAATATAGTGGATGTGCCTATTATATCGGTAATGATACCAAACCGTGTTCAATTTACGGACTTTTTGTAGATGCCTGGATGCCACTTCCAGAACGGTATAAGGAGGATGATGGAGATGATTATACACTTGAAGATCAATGAAGTGTGTGACTGCACAATCGGAGTCACGAAAAAAAATGAAAGATGACATGATATCGTGTGAAAATGGGTTTTCTGTCGAAAAATATCCTGATTGTAAAAAGTGTTCATGGGATCATGTCAAGATTGGAAATGAAGACCTTTGCATGGTTCATAGAATCAGAGCTGCCGTTTTGAATAACGAAAGGAATGTTACATACTATGGTGAACAGTAAGCAAAAAGGAGCCAGATTTGAGAGGGAATTGTCCAAAATCTTTCAAAGTTACGGCTATGAAAATGCAAGAAGGACAGCACAATATTGCGGAAATACCGGAGATGCTTCTGACGTAATCGGCCTTCCTGGCATCCATGTCGAGGCAAAGATGCAGGAACGTATGAGGCTATATGACTGGATGGCTCAGGCCGAAAATGACGCCTCAAATAACCGTGTGAAGCCTCTCCCGGCAGTGTTTCATAAGCAAAGTCGAAAAGAAATTCTTGTGTCCATGCGATTAGACGACTGGATGAAGCTGTATCAGGGATATGCAGAGATTATGAGACTGGATGAAGGAGGTGATTAAGAATGGCCGAAAGGCGCATGTTTACTCAGAAAATCATTGATTCTGACGCTTTTCTTGATATGCCTCTGACGACTCAGGCCCTATATTTCCACCTTAACATGAGGGCAGATGATGACGGGTTCATCAACAACCCGAAGAAGATCTGCCGGATGATCGGGGCATCTGAGGATGATCTGAAGCTGCTGATTGCAAAAAGATTTGTGCTCGCATTCGAAAAAGGTGTGATCGTCATTAAGCACTGGCGGATGCATAACCTGATTCGAAAGGATCGGTACAGTCCGACCCAGTACGAGGACGAATTCATGAGTTTGGACATTAAGGATAACGGATCATACACTGAAAAAATGCCGCAAATTCAAGGGATTGATGAGTATGGCAACCAAATGGCAACCAGTTGGCAACCAGTTGGCAACCAAATGGCAACCCAGGATAGGTTAGGTAAGGATAGTATAGGAGAGGTTAGTGTAGGTAAGAGTAGTATAGTTAAGGACAGTATAGGAGAGAAAGAAGAAGTAAAAGAAGAAAAAAACTCCACCACCAACACCTGCAAGCAGGTGGCAGCCCTCTTCAATCAAATCTGTGTGTCATATCCTTCTGTTCAATCTCTCTCTGAGGCAAGAAAGAAAGCTATAAAAGCCAGATTTAAGACCTATACGCTAGAAGACTTTGAGATCTTGTTCGAGAAAGCGGAGGCATCCGACTTTTTGAAGGGCGGCAATGGCCGGAACTGGTCAGCAAACTTCGACTGGCTTATCAGGGATTCCAACATGGCGAAAGTACTTGACGGCAATTATGACAATAAGTCTTGTTGCAGGAATCAAGCACCGAACAAGACAGCACAGCAGTTAGATGATTTTTATGACATGGCTGCCAGATGGGCAGCAGAGGGGGAATGAAGACATGGACAAGAATGAATTTTCGATGTTCTCGATGGCCTTAAAAACTTACTATCCACGAGAAAACCTGTTGCCGAACACACAGGCCATGGAGCTGTGGTTTAAGCAGTTACAGGATATTCCGTATGCGGTGGCAGAAACGACACTGAACAAGTGGGTAGCTGTAAACAAGTGGTCGCCGTCGATTGCAGACATTAGGGCAGAGGCAGCAGAGATCAAGAACGGTGAGGCTCCTGACTGGGGCGAAGGCTGGGAGAGTGTGATCGCTGCCATCCGGCGATACGGCTCTTACCGGGTAGATGAGGCGATGGCGAGCTTTGATCCGGTAACCCGTAAGTGTGTTGAACGAATCGGGTTCTTAAACATCTGTCAATCGGAGAACATTGCTGCGGATCGGGCGAACTTCCGGACGCTGTACGAGCAACTGTCGGAGAAAGAGCAAAAAAATAAGCAGATGCCGAAGATGCTAAAGGCGTTGATTGAAAAAATACAGAGCGGAGAAATTGATGTTGACGCTCCTGAGACTCGTATGAGACAAATAGAGCGTCAAAATACAAAAGTCGATAAAATTATCGAGCATTAAAATAAAAAGCCTTAAAATGGCGAGTAGGAGGTATAAAATGGATTTTAAATTACTTGTTACGACAAAAATGCTCATGGAGGTTTTATCAGCTGGCAAATCGTCAGCCGAGATCATCGGAGAAAAGGCGGAGGCGAAAGTCAGAGTGGGTTCCAGAATTTTCTGGTATCTGCCGAAGATTCAGAAATATCTTAAGGAGAATGCAAGTGATGATGGGAGGTTGAAATAATGCCGGCGGGATACAGTATCACCAACGATGAGAGAAAAAAGATTGTGCGAATGCATGATGAGGGAATGAGATACACTGATATAGCCTGTGTGCTCGCTCTGAGCAAATCTAGCGTTTATAACATCTGCCGTGAGGAAACTTACAGGAGACACAACAGAAACACTGTATTCAGCTATGAGGAGGCAAAAAAGGCGAATCAGGCAATTCACCCGGAGGATATCGACAAGCTGAAAAGAGAAACGTACATCGGCAGGACGGTAGTGATCAAGCAAAAATCGTATGAAAGCGATGGCGTCCGTGCAACCGGTATGACGGGAATCGAGGAGAAAAGAGGGCGGGTGTGTGCCCTCTATCGGGATTTCTTCGGGCTCATCATGGAAAATGGCGGATATCGGACGTCGGTGAGATGGGCGGACATGCTGAGTCACCATGCGGATTACGACATTGCTTTTGAGGGGTGAGTGACGGGGGTATGGCGTGCAAGTTGGAATGTATCGGAAATGCAAGTGACAAACATCAATGCTGCAAAATTTGCAATTGCAGAGACAAATGCAACATATTATGCGACTGCATGGATGAATTCGAATTCGCAGAGGATTGCGGCGAGTGGGAGGATGATGATTGATGCCGTATTATAAGAAGTATTATAAGCCACAGGTTATGGCGTGGATCAAGCATTTCAGAGATGGAAAGCAGCCTAAAACATTACAGGAAGCTGTACACTACTATGCTGTTAAGTGTGCAATTCATGATACTTTACAAATGGATGATGGCGTCGACAGAATGAGGTTGATTGAAATGTGCTACTTAAAAAAACGAAAAAGCATCATCGGGGCTGCCATGGAAGTCGGGGTATCAGAACGAACGGCATACAACTGGTGCTCCGATTTTGCAAAAATTGTAGAAGAAAAAGCAGGATATGTATGAAGTTTGCAGTTACAGTAGAAAATGTTTTTGTAGAATAGAGCGTGGATGGATGTCTTTTGACATTTTGTTTTTCCTCCTTACGATTATGCTGGGTGCGTAAAATCAGCAGTAGCGGACCGGATTCGCCGGCATGGCTATCGCCTTGAGATAGGTTGCACACTGTTTCATATTATTTCCTTTCTGAAGGGCTGTTCCGCTTTGACGGGCGGCCCTAAAGTTGTCTTACGAGGTGATTTTCTTGGCTAGAGCTCCAAATAAAAAAGTTGATAAAGCAAAAAAGTTATATTTGAAGGGCGAGAAGTTAATTGATATCGCTAATGAGCTGGAGCTTCCGGAAGGCACCGTCAGAAGGTGGAAAAAAACGTATCAATGGGATAGCGAACGTTCGGAAAATAATAGCGAACGTTCGGTTAAAACGTCCGTTAAGAAAAAGAAAACCGTTGCAAAAGAAGTTAAACAGGTCATGAAAAACACTGAATTAACCGATAAACAGAGGCTTTTCTGTCTTCATTACATTAAGTGTTTTAATGCAACGAAGGCATATCAGAAAGCGTATGAATGTAGCTATGAAGTAGCAGCTTCGGCAAGTTATCGAATGTTGGACAATGTTGGAATTCGAAATGAAATTCAGCATCTTAAACAGAACCGCTACCAGAGAGAATTTCTTTCCGAAGCAGATATCTTTCAAAAGTACATGGATATCGCCTTTGCGGATATCACAGATTTCCTTGATTTTGGAACTGAAGAAGTCCCGGTTATGGCATTGTACGGGCCTGTAAAAATCAAAGACCCTGAGACGGGGGAGGAGAAAATGCTGACAAAGACAGTGAACACGGTATACTTCAAGCCTTCAAGTGAGGTGGATGGTTCTATTCTAGCTGAAGTCAAGCAAGGGAAAGATGGCGCTAGCATTAAGCTTTCCGAGAGAATGAAGGCTCTTGACTGGCTATCGAAGCATATGAATATAGCTACAGACGAGCAGAAGGCTAGAATCGAGCAGATTCATGCACAGACAGAGTTACTCAAGGCGAAAGCGCAGGCGGACGATATTGAAGAGGCTGCCGATGACGGATTTATAGAAGCATTGAAGGGAACCGCAGCGGATGATTGGGAGGACGGACCGGATGAAGAGAATTAAGCAATTCTTCAAATTCCAGCCATTCTCGAAAAAGCAGCGAATGGTTCTTAACTGGTGGACGGACGGATCGCCGGTTGAAGATCATGAAGGCATCATAGCAGACGGGGCGATTCGTTCAGGAAAGACGGTGTGCATGTCGCTGTCGTTCGTAATGTGGGCGATGTCGAGCTTTAACGGGCAGAATTTCGCAATGTGCGGAAAGACGATCGGCTCCTTCCGGAGAAACGTCCTTTTCTGGCTGAAACTGATGCTCAAGTCAAGAGGATACAGAGTGACGGATCACCGTGCGGACAATCTTGTCGTAATATCCCGAGGGGATGTGGAGAATAACTTCTACGTCTTCGGCGGTAAAGATGAGCGGTCACAGGATCTGATCCAGGGCATCACATTGGCCGGGGTCTTTTTTGATGAAGTGGCTCTGATGCCGGAATCTTTCGTCAATCAGGCGACCGGACGATGCTCTGTGGATGGCTCAAAGTATTGGTTCAACTGCAATCCGGACGGTCCGAATCACTGGTTCAAAAAAAACTGGATAGACAACAGAAAAGCCAAGAGGCTGCTATATCTGCATTTCACGATGGACGATAACCTGAGCCTTACAGAGAAGATTAAGGCTAGATATCGAGCTATGTATGTAGGCATCTTCTATGCAAGATACATAGAGGGACGCTGGGCGATGGCAGAGGGTGCGATTTACGACATGTTCGACGAGAATGTGCATGTTATAGATCAGCTTCCGGAGCTGGATGGCCCGTGGTTCATATCGTGTGACTTTGGTATCCAGAATGCAACTGTATTCCTTTTGTGGCGCAGAAAGAAAGGCACGAATACATGGGTATGCACGAACCAATACCGATACAGTGGACGCGAGAAGAAGCTACAAAAGTCTGTAAAGCAGCTTATAGACGGCATGGAAGAAACGTTCGGGCTGAGTTCGGACGAATACGACACAGAAAAGATATGCCCTAGGAACATTATCGTAGACCCTTCTGCAAGCGCGCTAATCGTAGAGCTTAGACAGAGGGGATACAGTGTCAGGAAGGCGAAAAATGATGTCCTGAATGGTATCGCAGACGTACAGGTGATGCTTAAGGATGGCCGTCTGCTGTTCCTGAAACGATGCTGTAAGGAGACTATCGAGGAGATACAGGGGTACAGATGGGACGAAAAGAAAGCCGAGCGAGGAGAGGATGCACCGGTCAAAGAGGCCGACCATTCCTGTGATGCAATTCGATATTTCGTAAAAACAATGAAGCTTGTGAACAGAGATGACACGGAGGACGATAATGAATATGAATTCTATCTATAGAGGTGAGATATGAGAACGTATCAAGATTTAGAGAAGCTCGGCAAAAATGATATTGAACGGGGAAATTTCTGCCGATATGCTGTAAACTCTTTCATGGAATCGGAAGAATACAAAAATGCACGGTCTGGGGAAGCTTATTATTCGAAACATAACGAGACGATAGAACGGTTTCAGAAGTTCCTGTACAGCCTGTCCGGCCGTAGGATTCCTGATCTGTTCAGTGCAAATTATAAGCTTAAAACGCTCTTTTTTAGACGTCTGATCATACAGCAGGTGCAGTATGTGCTAGGAAACGGCGTTACCTTGCAGAATAAGGACAACAAGGAGAAGCTTGGCCGAGATTTCGACTATAAGTTGCAGACTGCCGCAAAAAAGGCAATGGCTGCGGGTCGTGCCTTCGGGTTTTGGAACTACGATCATTTAGAGGTCTTCGGATATGCAGACACCCCTTCTTCTCCGGGCTTCTGTCCTCTCTACGACGAGGATACAGGAGAGCTGCGAGCTGGTATTCGATATTGGTTCAGAAACGAAGGAAAAAACAAGATTTTTAGAGCAACACTCTATGAAGATGAAGGCTATACGGAATATATCAAGACAGGCAGCGAAGATGCGAAGGTTATGCAGCCTAGAAAGGGCTACAAGATCATCACGAAGTCTACAGAGGTACAAGGCATTGATGATGTTTGTGAGGAAAACTATAGCAGCCTTCCAATCGTCTGCCTCTATGCGAATGATACGCATGAAAGCGAACTTGTAGGCATCCGTGAAAACATCGACTGCTACGATTTTATCAAATCCGGCCTCGCAAATGATATTGATGATACATCCGGCTTCTACTGGATCCTTAAGAATGAGGGCGGAATGAAAGACGTTGACCTGGCTAAGTTCATACAGAGAATGAAGTCTGTACATGCTGCTGCCGTGGATGGGGATGAGGCAAGCATAGAAGCACATACCCTCGATGTGCCTTACGATGCACGAAAGACTATGCTTGAGCTACTCAGAAAGGACATCTATGAGGATTTTCAAGCTCTTGATGTGAATACTTTGTCAGCTGCACAGAAGACAGCACAGGAGATTCAGGCAGCTTATCAGTCGCAGGATAACAAGTGCGCAGACTTCGAATACAACGTTATCGATTTCGTACAAAAAATTCTGGAACTGGCAGGCATCGACGATGAGCCAACTTTTGTTTGGAATAAGGTCACGAACCAGAACGAAGCACTGGATATGATCCTGAAAGCTGCAGCTTACCTGTCCGATGAGTGCATTATTAAGCACTTGCCTTTCCTGACTCCGGAAGAGGCCGACGAAGAGATTGACAAGCGAGAAAAAGAACAGCTGAATAGCTTCAATCTCGGTAACGGCGGACAGAACGGAGACGGAGAAGAAGGAGACGGTGAAACCGGCGAAGGTGATGATCAAGGCGGACGGGGTGACAATGGGGATGATGAATAATGTCGTATATAGAGGACTGGACAGAAGAAGAACTGAAAGCCCTTGAAAGAAAGCTAGACAAGCAGTATCGAGAGGCGTGGAAAGACCTGAATGCAAAGGCCAGATCCCACTTCCTGCGGTATGCGAAACGATGGGAAAAGGAATACAAGGCCTATCAGGAAGGCAAGTATACAACCGACGAATTTCGGCTGTGGGAACAATCCCAGTTGGCTAGAGGTCAGCACTGGGACGATCTTCGAGACAAGATGGCAGAACGTCTTACGAATACAAACGTCATTGCTGCGAGCTACATAGAGGATGCGATTATTAATATATATTGCGAAAACTATAACTACGCTGCCTACACGGTCGAAGGATATGCGCAGAATTATATATCTAATATCCATATGGGTGCCGACTTTGATTTGATGAATGAGGACGTCTTGCGCCGTTTGATTCTCAAAAATCCGCGTTTATTGCCGCTTCCTTCTGTTGACATTCCAATGGATCAGCAATGGAACAAGAAGAAGCTACAAGCCTGCCTCATGCAAAGCATCCTGCAAGGCGAAGGCATCGGGAGCATTGCAGACAGGTTCCAGCAGGTCGCGGCAATGAATCGCGCATCTGCGATAAGGAGCGCAAGGACGGCGACGACAGGTGCACAGAACGGCGGAACATACGAAGCCTATACAGCTGCGGAGAAGATTGGCATACAGATTCAGGACGAGTGGATCGCTACACACGATTACCGCACCCGTGACAGCCACAGGGCATTGGACGGTACAAGGGTTAAGCACGGGGAACGGTTCGCAAACGGCCTGCGCTTTCCGGGGGACATGCTATTCGGTACAGCAAGAGAACTATATAACTGCCGATGCACTACACGGGCTATCATATCCGGCATCAATGACTCTGATCCCGTTGACCTGAGTCATTGGAGTGGCGGCGCAAAAGAATATGCAGCATGGAAAAGAGGAAAGAGGCGGTAAGATGTCAGGATTCGAGATGGTTGACAATGTGGGGGCAGTAAAAGCCTTGTTCGAAGAGAAGTGCAATAAGGCGCTGGAAGAAATTGGACTGGCTGCGGAAGGGTATGCCAAGAAAAACATACAGAAAAAGATTATAACCGGAGCTACAACGCCCCGAACAGGCCGGCTGATGTCTAGCGTAACACACATCGTTGACGGGAAAGACTGCTATATCGGAACTAATGTTTCGTACGCTATCTATTTCGAAATGGGAAGCGGTACTCAGTCACCATACGGCAGAAGAAAAACCCCGTGGAAGTATCAGGATGCTAACGGAAACTGGCACATGACACACGGTATGCGTCCAAGGCCGTTTCTTAAACCGGCAGTGACGGAAAATTCAAGTAAATACGCAAACATCATAAAAGATATGATGGAAGGATAAGGGCTTCGGCGTTTTGCCGAGGCTCTTATTTGCAGTTACGGTAGATAAATACACAGTACACTGTGCTTATAGACTGCGAAGAATAGCGGTCGTTTTGCCCGTTAGCAAAGCGAAGCTACCAGAGAAGTGGAGGGAATAAAAATGGCACTTAAAAGAAGTGAACTGAGAAAAATCGTCAAAGATGCCGACATGACAGATGAAGAAAAGCTGACGGCTGTGATGGACCTGCTGCACAGCGAGGTGGACGACCTCAAAGAAGAACAGGACGACTTAAAAGAACAGCTGAAGAAGGCACAGGCTGATCTGAAAGATGCACAGAAAAATGGCGGTGGCGATGATTCCGAATGGAAAAAGAAATACGAAAGCGAGCGCGACGCTTTCAAAAAATTCAAAGATGATCAGACTGCTAAGGACAGCAGAGCGGCTAAAGAAGCGGCTTACAAGAAGCTTCTTGAAGAGTCAAAGGTGAGCGCAAAAGCTATTGACAATGTGCTTAAAGTCACCAATTTTGATGAAATTGAACTGGACGAGAAAGGACAGATCAAAGACACTGCCGACGTGAAGAAAAAGATTGAATCAGATTGGTCTGGATTCATCGAGAAGAGTAACACCACGGGCGCAGATGTCAAAAATCCGCCAGCAAATGACGGTGGAACAGGATCATATGCAAGCAGAGAAGAGGCAAGAAAGGGCGTCAAATCAACAGCAGAAATGATGAAACGTATCCGCGAGAATCCTCAGCTCTATGCAACTACTAATAGTGTTAATTCAGGAGATTAAAAATGGCTACTGAAACAAATTTAATTAAAACTACCGATCTGACAGATGCTCAGGTTAGGGAGATTGCTTTTACAGAGCTTTTCACAGAGAATCTTAAGAAGCTCATTGAGGCTCTCGGCGTGACTAGAAAAATCTCTAAACAGGCCGGAAGCGTTTTAAAGACATACAAAGCAACTGGTACCCTTGCGAGCGGAACTGTTGCCGAAGGTGAAGTGATTCCACTTTCTAAGTACAAAATGAAAGTGGTTAATTATGGAGAAATCACACTGGAAAAGTGGAGAAAGGCTACAACAGCGGAGGCTATCATTGGATCTGGTTTTGACCAGGCGGTGACCTTGACAACCGACAGGATGATGAAGGACATCCAGAACAACATTCGTACAAAGTTCTTTACGTTCTTAGGAACAGGAACAGGAACATCTACAGGCGTAGGCCTTCAGGCGACACTTGCACAGACGTGGGGGCAGTTGCAGACACTGTTCGAAGACAATGCTATCGAAGCGGTATACTTCATCAATCCGCTTGATATTGCCGATTATCTCGCAACAGCAACGATCACTACACAGACAGCGTTTGGCATGACATATATTGAAAACTTCCTCGGAATGGGCACTGTATTTATGAACAGCTCTGTTCCGAAGGGTAAGGTATATGCGACAGCTAAGGACAACCTTGTTCTCTATTATATTCCGGTGAACGGTGCTGATTTAGGCAATGCATTCAGCTTCACCGCTGATGAGCTTGGCCTGATCGGTATTCATGAGGATTCTGACTACAAGACGATGACATGTGAAGATGTTATTGTCAGTGGTCTGACACTGTTTGCAGAAATGATTTCCGGCGTTGTTGTAGGCACAATCACAGCGGCAGCCTAAGGATTAAGAGAGAGGAGGGTTAATGATGATTTCTGAGGTAATGAGACATATCCGGAATTACTTCCCAACAGGGGAGTATATCGACGGGACCTATACGATTCAGGACGGCACCATTGACCTTCCTTTTATGATTGAAGGTCAGTATTTTTTGATCGAAGGCTCTGTCCTGAACGACGGTGTTTATCAGTATCCGCCGTTTGAACTGGATGACGAGACATTCACGGGGACTATAGTTCCTCTGAAGCCTCCGAAAGCTTTTCTTAACCTCTGCGAGAATATCGCACAGTATGTAGAGAAGTTTGGCGGCAGCAATGTTGGGCCGTACTCTAGCGAGTCATTCGGAGGATACACATATACCCGCGCAACGAATCAGAATGGCTCTCCGCAGACATGGAAAGATGTGTTTGCGAGTCGCTTAAACGAATGGAGGAAGGTCTAATGAGTTTGATCGAAAACATGATGGTTCCTTTTTGCTTCATCGAAAAGAAACGTACACCAGACGGTGCAGGCGGCTTCCTTTCTGAGTGGACAGACGGCGCAGAATTCAATGCAGCTCTTACTCTTAACACCACCATGGAAGCCCGCAAGGCCGAACATGACGGCATGACGAGCGTATACACAGTGACTACAAGCAGAAACATTCATCTGGATTATCACGATGTTATCCGCCGTCTCTCTGACGGCAAAACGTTCCGAATTACATCTGATTCTTCAGACAAGATGTCTCCGACTGTATCGACACTGGACATCGCACAGTCAACGGCGGAGAGATGGGAGCTGACACAATGACAACAGGCGAAGCATTATATAAGTTTTTTAACTCTTTTGGAATAACGGCATATCCTACGACATCTGTCCCGGATGATGTCGTTTTTCCGTATATGACATACGATTATTACGACGGCTTCTTCGGAGATGCAGAGCAACCTATAACTGCATCCCTGTGGTTCTATACGACTTCTGAGCTGATTCCGAACAAGAAAGCGGATGAGATTGCAGCAGCTATCGGACGAGGCGGAAAAGTAGTAGCCTGCGATGGCGGAGCAGTATGGCTCAAGCGTGGGGAACCCTGGTGTAATGCCCTGTTAGATGATGGGGATACATCAATTAAGAGACGTCTACTTAATATTACAGCTGAATTTTTGAAGGGGTGATAGAAAATGAAATTCACAAAAATTCCTGAAAATACATTTAAAGAATTGCAGATGAACACAGGCGTTCTGTGTGATACATTCACACCGGCAAGCGGCACTATCGGGAATATTCTTGGTGCTACTACAGGAGGTATCAACTTCGCGGATGCCCTTACATTTACGGATTTCGGCGAAGATATCGACAATTGCCCGAAAAATACGATGGAACTGAAGCGTCTGGACAGCCATGAAGTCACGCTATCCGGCACGTACGTTACGGCCACAGCGGCAAGCGTCAAAAAACTCATGGCTGTTGCGGACATCGACAGCGTAGACGAGACGAAGATCACGCCGAGAAACGACGTGAAGCTGGCGGACTATGGAGATGTCTGGTGGGTCGGCGACTATTCCGATAAAAACGACGATTCAAACGGCGGTTTTATCGCTATACATCTGATTAACGCCCTTTCTACAGGCGGTTTTCAGCTGACTACAAGCGACAAATCAAAGGGACAGATGGCATTCACATACACAGGACATTACAGCATCGACGAACCGGACAAAGTGCCTTACGAAGTGTATATATCTGCCGGTAAATAAGAAAGGAATGAGATAATATGAAGAAGCTTTCAGAAATCACAATGGAGCAGGGACTTGATATCGTTGCAGATATCCTTGTTCCGATCATGAACATTGCCGAAGACGATACAGCAAGAGATTTTTTCACAAAGGAAAAGCCACAGGAAGGTGAAAATGCGATCCAGATGGCATTGCGCCGGATCAAGTCAAGCCTTCCAGTCCTTATCAAAAAGCATAAGGAAGACCTGATCGTCATCATGGCAGCTCTTAACACGCAGACTGTAGACGAATACAAGCATTCAAAAGGCTTCATGGGCCTTGTAAAAGACGTAGTGTCACTTGCGAATGATGAGGACTTACATGGGCTTTTTACATCAGCAGAGTCAGAGAATATCAGCGAATCGTCTGGCTCTGCGTCGGAGAATACAGAGGGCGCAGCGTTAAAGGTTTTATAGGCTTTACAGTAGCCCGTATTCAGCAAGATATTGAAATAAAGGCGTATAGAATATATGTGACAGACAGCCTCCTGTGTGGTCTCAACGCCTTCAGAAAAGAGCCAATCACGCAAAGATATGCTGACATTATAGAAGGGAAACAAAAAGAAGAAGACACGCGTTCCGGTGATGAGATTGTCGCTGATCTGATGAGAAGGGCGGGGTTAAAATTTGAATCTTCTTGAGTTATATGCAAAGTTGAGCCTTGACACGGGAGAATACGACAAAGGCTTAGACGATTCTAAAAGCAAAGCAAAGTCGGCCGGCAGTTTCATCGCGTCCACTCTCGGGAAAGCGGCTGTCACGACTGCAAAGACAGTAGCGGCAGCATATGGAACGATTCAAGCCAGTATTGCTGTTATTACAAAAAAATCGCTCGATGCATATTCGAGCTATGAGCAGCTCACTGGCGGTGTCCAGACTCTGTTTGGGGCCGGAGGGCAGAGCCTGAAAGAATACGCAAAAAGTATAGATAGTACGGTCGATAACGCGAAAGACAAGTATAAAAGTCTCATGTCTGCGCAAAACGCAGTGATGAAAGCTGCTGCGCGAGCCTATAAGACGGCCGGCATGTCGGCAAACACCTACATGGAAACCGTCACAAGCTTCTCTGCGTCACTGATTCAAGGCCTTAGCGGAGACACCGAAGCGGCGGCGAAAGAAGCCGACAGAGCCATCACGGACATGAGCGACAACGCAAACAAGATGGGCACGAATATTCAGGATATCCAGAATGCGTATCAAGGATTTGCGAAGATGAACTATACTATGCTGGATAACTTGAAGCTCGGTAGACAGTGCCATTGCCGAGCGGTATAAACCTCGTGAAAACGGTGAAACTCTAAACATATAATATGTAGACAATACCGTGCGAAGCATAGCAAACATGTTGTAAATTCTTAATAAGTATTGTAAATTAAAATTAGATAATACTAGGAAAGAAGGAAGCAGCATGACGTGGAAAAAAATAAACGGATACAATAATTATTCTATCAATGAATTTGGTGAAGTTAGAAATGATTCGACTGGAAAAATAAAAACCCCTTTCGAAAATAAAGCTAACGGTTATATGACTATAGATTTATGGCAAAATAATAAATCAAAAAAACATACAATACATAGGTTACTTGCAGAAGCATTTTTACCGAATCCTGAAAATAAGCCAACTGTAGACCATAAAGATGGTAATAGAAAGAATAATTCCCTTTCAAATTTACGTTGGGCTACTTATTCAGAACAGAATTCAAGATTCAGGACAGCTGGCGTTCGAAGCGAACGTGTAAAAGTGATACACTATCCAGAGGTAAGAAAAAAACGTGGAGGTGGTCATGAAGCGTGGCTTGAACCAGATGATGTAATGTATTTTGACAGAATAACTGATGTAGCTAATTATTTTGGCAAAACTATCGGAAATATATCGCAACTCTTGAAAAGTGAGACGATTGGAAAAAGAGGAACAACAAGAGGATATAAATTCGAATATGTTGATAACCAGAGACGTGGCTATGAACGTGTAACGACTATCGAAAGCACACCAGAAGGTGGAAGCGAGTAGAGTACACCCAAGCGGGTGGAAGCGCGAGGGGTGCGAAAGCATCAAGAGATAGTCTAATCTGCATAGAAATATGCAGCAGCCGCAAGGCGGATACGGAATAGCGAACCGTATCGAATGTATAATGTATGGCGGTACTCAGGCCGAAATGGTCAGACTGATCAACGATTCCGGCATCCTGAATAAGACCATCGAAGACTTAGACGGTATCACATTCGACCAGATTGTCGATGCAATTCACGAAGTCCAGACAAACATGGGAATCACGGGAACAACAGCGAAAGAAGCAGCAACCACCATCGAGGGCTCTGTTAATTCTGCAAAAGCATCATGGGAAAATCTTGTGACCGGAATCGCCGATCAGAATCAAGACCTTTCAGAGCTGACATCTCAGTTCATTGAGAGTGTAGAAGTGGCAGCAAGCAATGTATTACCGAGAATTCTTCAGATTTTCAAGGGCATTGGAGAGGCAGCGCAGGACATTGGCCCTGTCATTGCAGAGAAGCTTCCCGGCGTTGTGACAGAAGTTATTCCGGCGTTCTTCAGTGCTGGCCAGTCGATGATGAAAGCTATCGGTTCGGCCATTGTCGAAAATGCACCTGATGTCATTGAATTCGGCATTGAGACCTTGTCCGACCTGTGGGAGTCCGGCGGAAAGGACTTCATCGAAACAGGAAAAGACACAGCTGTAGAGTTGCTTAAAAAGCTCAGCGATGGCCTAGTTGAAGGCATTCCGACATTATTAGAAAATGTGTTGCCGATGCTGGAACAGTTCACGGAGTACATTCGAGAGAACGCCGGAACGGTTATAGATGCCGGATTGGAATTAATCAAGAATCTGGCACAAGGATTAATCAACAGCCTGCCGCTTCTTATCGAGTATGTGCCGCAAATTATTATTAATATTGCGGAAATCATCAACGAAAATGCTCCGAAAATCCTTATGGCCGGCGTTGATTTGATCGTAATGCTTGTGACCGGTATCATTCAGGCTATTCCGACTCTGATCGAGAATATCCCGAAAATTATTGAAGCTATCGTGTCTGTATGGACGGCGTTCAATTGGCTGAATCTCGGTAAGAACGTCTTAGACGGCGTTATCAACGGTATTAAGTCACTACCTTCAAAGGCGAAAGGAATCATCAAAAATGCTGTATCTAACATCAAGTCAACATTCACGGGAGCAGGTATAGAAGGCGTTGTGAGTCGTATCTTTTCGAATGTGAAAAACTTCATCACGTCTCCTATTAAAAATGCGATAGCGACAGTTAAGAGCACTGTAGCAACTGTTACAAATCCGTTTGAGACAACCTTCACAAAGGCTTTCAATATCGTCAAGGGTGCAATTGACAAGATTAAGGGCGTCTTTAAATTCAGTTGGAGCCTTCCACATTTGAAACTGCCTCATCTGTCGATCACCGGCAAATTTGGCCTGACTCCACCGAGCGTGCCGCATTTCAGCATCGAATGGTACAAAAAGGCCATGGATAACGCAATGATTCTTAGCGATGCAACCATTTTTGGGGCATCAGGAGGCCATCTGCTAGGCGGTGGAGAGGCAGGAAATGAGGTTGTGGCAGGAGAAGACCACCTGATGAACATGATTCGTGAGGCTTCCGCAGAAGCTTCCAGTGACGTTCTTTCGGCCATCCTGTCGGAGCTGATCAAGCTCAATAACGGACTCTATGACAAGATTGTGAACGCTCTCAGGTCGATGAACATTAAATTTGACGAGCGAGAGCTCGCAAGACTGGTGAAAAAATATGCTTGATAAATTTTTTTACGAAAATAATAACGGTAAACGGGTCGTCTTCGGTGAAGGCGGCCTGTATGCTAATTATAATGACCTACGAGATTATGAGTGGTCGTATTCGGATGATAACAATATCATAGGCGGATTCTATAAGGAACCCGTTAAAAAGAGCCTTCCAGTTGTGATTGTAAAAAACTCCCTTGCTGAAAGAATAGCTGTTCGGAATAACCTTTTTGAAGTTTTCGAAAGTGATATTTTAGCAGGCAAAAAAGGACGTATATATATTGGCAAATGGTATCTAAAATGCTGGATTACAGCTATCGAGAACAGTAGCTACCTTGCTCACAGGGATTTCACGAAGGCAGATTTGAAGATTGTTACTGATGAACCGTTCTGGATAAAAGAAGGGCTATATTCTTACGGGGCTTTGAACACTTCCGCAAGCGGCGGTGTTGATTTTCCTTTCGATCTCCCGGTCGACTTGCGGTCGGTGAATGTTGGACAGAATACCGTTTCAAATTCTCAAATCTTTCCTGCTGCATTCAAGATCACTGTGTACGGTCCATGCTCTAATCCGGTGATGATCAAGATTGGCGGCCATACTTATCAGGTCAACGTCGGTCTTAACTCCGGCGAAAACCTCGTTATTGACTCTATGAACAAGACGATCACTAAGGTTCTGCAAGACCGTGCTGAGACATCCGTGATGCGTTACAGGTATAAGAAGGAAAGTGTCTTCGAAGAGATTCAGCCTGGTCAAAACGAACTTATATGGTCCGGAGATTTTGGATTTGACGTACTCTTATATCACAAGCGAAGTGAACCCGATTGGGAATCTTTGACTGGCAATATCGGAAGCAGTGATACACCTACACCGGCACCCGGTGGCAGTGAAACAGAAGATATGAGCGTTTACTTGCTCGATTCAAGCGGAGATCCGATTCTTGATTCTAATAACAATCGTATTGAATTGTAAGGGGGTACATCATGGATTTTTACATGACAGATAAGGATAGATATGACATGATGCCTCTCTCTGATAAGTGCTCTTTTGATTTTGAAATCGGAAGTGAAAATGATTTTGAAATTAGAATACCTGTGTCACTGTATGATTCAGAAATCTATGAAAAAGGACACTATATCTACTGCGACGGAACAGAATACGGCGGACGGATAGAAGGAATTAAGTCAGATACATCTGATGGGATCGTAAAAGTATACGGAGAGACATTCCGGGGAATGCTCAAGGACAAGGTTGTTGAGCCGCCGACCGGAGAGGCTTATCTATACGTCTCAGGCGATCTGACGAACTGCCTTAAGGCTTTGCTTGGCGGACAGTATACAGATGTGTTCAAAGTCTCTGACACCCTCACAGGAGTTTCTGTGAGCAATTATAAAGTTAACAGATATGATTACATTCTCAATGCGATGGAATCCTTGCTTGAGTCTAAAGGCTATCGACTGGACATCAGCGTGGTAAACGAAGAGGCACAATTTTTTGTTGAATTGTCAGCGAAACCGAACGAGGTTGATGATGAGATATCGCAGGACTATGATTTCAATTTCAGTATTGACAAAAAAATTCTGAAATACAACTACATGATCGCACTTGGTGGCGGACAGCTCGAAAAAAGAACGGTTTTGTATCTGCATCAAAAAGAAGATGGCACGATTGAACAGGTTTCGGGCATCCCGAACGGTGACGATATTCGGGTGTATAAATATGATTACAGCTCATCTGACTCATCCGAAAATGAAACAGAGCTGCTTGACAGTGCTGCAAAGAAATTTGACGAGATCAACGAATCAGACAGTCAGGCGATGACTATTTCTGACGGATCACAGATTGAGTTAGAGCTTGGCAGCATCGTTTCGGGACGCGATTATATCACCGGCATCACGATTCAAGAACCAGTAACTAGAAAAATTTTAAAAGTAAAAAATGGGATAGCATCTGTATCGTACAAAATAGGAGATGATAAATAATGGCAAAAATAGTTACCGGACACACAGGAAGTGCACACATTACAGCAGATGACTGGGCTTCTTTCAACGCGGGGCTTCTGAGTAGTTCTGACGTTGTGCTTGCATTTGATATGCCTGAAGCAAAAGAGACAACCTCCGGCGTTGTGACATTGCCGAAGCTTGAGATCGTCATTCAGGGCGTGCATTGCCGAACGGATGGTACAGAAAAAGTGACTATTGAAACGGGGTCGCAAGGACTTTACAGAAACGATTTAATCATTGGACGGTATCAAAAAAATGCATCATCCGGTATTGAATCTTTTGCGGTTGATATCGTAAAAGGGACAGCATCATCTTCACCGTCTGATCCATCTTTAACTCAGAACGATATTAGATCAGGCGGAACGCTTCGAGAAGTCCCGCTTTACAGAATCGTTTTATACGGCTCAACGATTCAGAAAATCGAGCCAGTGATATCGAATATCAAGAATCTGTTGAATCTTCAGAAAGATGTTAATGCTGCAAACGATATTGCCAAGGCGGCAGATTCTCGGGCAGAAGCGAATTCTGACGATATCACAAAGTTAGGCACAAGGGCCACAAACCTTGAAAAGAAGCTTGATTTCAAAGGCACCTTGAGGGCTTTCAGCGATAATGCAAAAGCGGCGCTGATGAGCTGGGTAAGTTCTTTCAATTCTTCATCTGGGAAGCCAGAGGTAGTCGGTGCAGGCGTTGCTGTTCAGGATACAAATGGAAATGAAAAATCATCGTTTAGAATTTATTCAGACGGTAAAATGCAGTTCAATCATGGCGATAATAGTTATAATGTACCTATCGTTCAGCGAGGTTCGCAGTCAATGACTGTAGAAAAAGCGAATACTCCTTCAAAAAAAGAAATTACATTTCCAAAATCATACAAGTCCATTCCGAATGTTTTTGTCACGATCCATGCGAGCGATCCGCTCAAATACGGCGTTTCGGTTGGAGGGGTAACTGCAAAAGGCTTTACATTGTATTTCAACGCAACTAGTGCCACAACGGCAACGATCGAATGGTGTTCAATCGGTCGCATTGACCAGTAAGGAGGAAAGCCATGTCAAAAATCAGTGCTTACGAAAAGATACAGGAGTTCAACGGCTCTGAGGTATTCATTGTTGATACATCGGACGGAACAAGGACGGTCACATATCAGCAGCTCGTAGACCTTATCAAGTCAACCGGCGGTAATGTTGTAGCACAGCAGAAGAGTGTGACTCCGGCAGCAAATGAACAGGTTGTCGAGCCCGATTCTGGCTATAATGCCCTTTCGAAGGTGACGGTTAATGCTATCCCAATATCGAGAGACGAAAACGCAAACGGGACGACCGTAACGATCGGATAGGAGGGCAAAAATGGCAGTAAATAAGGTTATATACGGCTCTGATGTGCTGATTGACCTGACGGATGACACGGTTAATGCATTGTCCTTGAAGAAGGGATATACAGCACACGATTGTCACGGAAATTTAATCACGGGTGAGCATGTTGAGTCCGGTGACAGTTCCGGCGCCGGACTTCCTGATATAATCGAAGCTGGCAATACACCTATTTGGATGCACTTGCAAACTGTTTCAACAAGAAGTAATTCGAGTAGCGAATCTTATAAATTAGGATCAGGCCGTTTCATAGCGCCAAAAAATGGCACATACAGATTTACTTTCGTCGGATGGACGAATGCTGCGTCAAGCGGCAACGGAAACAAAGCTAAAGTATATCTTAGTACAGCATCTAATAAACTGAATAGTGACGGTTTAGACGGCACACAAGTTGTCGAACTACCTTATAACGATGCTGATATCAGATCTGTGCATATGGATGTGAAACTGAAAGCGGGGCAAGTAATCTACTTCTTCGGACGTACAGCAGCGTCTAACGTTTCGTCGTATGTTGCAGGCTCAACCGGAACAGTTCATGCATTTTTAGTTAGTGTTGCATGGGATAATGGTTGTAACAATGTTGGATAGAAGGGGCATGTTATATGATTAGAGGAAAAGTGACCGGACAGGTTCTGCAGCTTGCGAAAAATACGACCGTAAGCGACAGCAAAAACTATATATCAGCCAGATTCGTCTTTTCCCTCGACTGGCTTGGTCTGACTAAAACGGTGCATTTCAAGAATGGCGAGAATCAGGCGGATGTAACCCTTGTGGATGACGGCATCACACAGGACAGAGGAATTGACCTGAGCGCCGGAACATGGGACGTGTGGCTGCATGGGGCAGCTTATAACGAGTCTACAGGAGAGCTTGAAGAGAGAATTACAACTACTAGCGCAAAGCTTGTAGTCCTTCCGTATCAGACCACAACCGGGGAACCTTTTAGAGGCAATAATGCCAGTGCGGTTGAAATTGAAGTCGGGAAAGCGGTTGTTGCCGCATCAAAAGCAGAAACGGCCAGAGACGCTGCGGAAGCATCGGCAAATTCCGCTGCCTTTTCCGAAAAAAATGCTGCATCATCGGCAGCAGAGGTGAAACGGAATAAAGAAGCGGTTGACAAGAATTTTAAATTAACAGAAACAGCGAAGAAAGAAGCGAAGGCCTGGGCGATCGGTGACAGCGACATTCCTGAGACGGTCGATAACAATGCAAGATTCTATTCGGAAGCAGCGAAGCAGGTTGCAACAAAAAACGGATTCTGTCACCTGAGCATTGACGATTCAGGTCATTTGATTCTTGACCGTACGGAAAACATCAAAGACGAATTGAACTTCGAATTAACAGATAGCGGTCATTTGGAGGTTATATTTAATGATTAGAACAGATTTAGGCATCGCAACGGCCTATGCTGAGGCCGTGAGCAAGGGATACACCGGAACAAGAGACGAATTCGGACAGATGTTTGCTGATTTCGGAAAAGCAGCTGAGAAGGTCACAGAGGACAAAAAGGCAGTCGAACAGATGAAGTTGTCTGTTGAAGAGACAAAGAGTTCTGTTGATACAACGGCGGCTGAATTCGGACAGAATGTCGCAGATAAGAAAGCAGAGGCTAAAGCAGCCATCACAGAGCATGCAAATACGGAAAAAGAATCAGCTACAGCGGCTATATCTGAAGCGAAAGACGATGCAACAGGCGCGATCACGGAAGCGCAGACATCTGCGACGGATGCAATTGCTTCGGCAAAGGATTCAGCTACTGCTGAAATCGCAAAAAAGGGGACTGATACGCTTGCGACGATTCCGGAAGATTACACAACGTTAACTGGACAGGTTGGTTCACTAAAGGAATATATAGGTGATTTTGATAATGAAAAAATCAACAAGAATTTTTTGTACGAAATTGATGGGTCGAATGAACAGTTATCTAGCACGAAAATGATGGATGTGTCCGGAAATGGAGAAATCGCAAAAGTAGTTGCTGATTCTGTTTACCGGGATAATCTTATCCTAATTCCTGATATTAAAGAAAATACAGTCAACGGATTGACGTATAGTGTTGTTGATGGAATTGTTTCTGTATCAGGAACCGCAAGTACATATACACTAATCAATCTTGGTGTTAATCTTGCGATGATGGACAGAATTAACGGAATCGGATATAAAATATTTATATTTGACGGCACTATGCCAACCGGAGTGTCTATTATTCTTGGTATAGCTATAAATGGAAATACAAAAACGATAACCAGTACAGTTCAAGAAAACGCATCTACAGGATTAGTTACATACAATAACAAAAATATTGGTGTATCTGTTAACAATGGCACAACAGTGAATTTTAAGTTCGGTGTCGTTATAATTCCCGTGAATATAATACCTTCTAAATTCTTAAATGGATACAAGTACATTGGTAAATCACTTGACGAGTTGCTATGCTTATCAAATATGTGGGCATTTGGTAATGAGGTATCAAAAATATTTTTGAACACAACATATCGATTTAAAAAGAACAATTTATACGGAAAAAGTCTTTTTGTTGCAGGAGATAGCGTTGCATATGGTTATGGAAGTAATAGCACATCTTTCGGAGAAATTATCGCTAAAAAGAATAATATGCGTCTTACAAAAGTAGCAATAAGCGGAACTACATTTGCAAAACGTGACGGGTTAACAAATAGTATTTTGGAACAAGTAGAGTCTATTGACAAAGAATACGATTATATCATTGTAGAGGGCGGGTTTAACGATTATTTTCAAATGAACAATGGAGTATCTATTGGAACAATGCCTAAAAACATGAACTCTAGCAGAGACGATAAAACAACATACGGCGCATTAGATAGTATTTGTTTATGGCTTAAACAGAATTATCCTGCAAGTAAGATTTTGTTTGTTGTTCCCCATAAAATAATGACAATAACTGGTGTAATTGACAGTGAGTTTTATCCATATTTGCAAGCAATTAGAAATGTATGTGAAAAGTATAGTATTCGTTATGCAGACATTGCCTTAAAAGGTGGATGTACTCCTTTTTATCAATCGTTTAGAGATAAATACTTCGGTAGTGACGGAATACATCCTAATTTAGACGGATACAAGACTTTTTATGTGCCAGTAATCGAATCTGAAATGGAAATGATGTAATCAGCTAAAGAGGGCTTTAGTTAACTAGATAATATCAAAAAATCAAAAAGAAAGAAGGTCTTTTAATGAGAAAAAAATTAATTCTACTGATTTTATCAGCCGTTCTTGTAGTGGCAATGGCACTGCCGGCACTCGCTTGTACGCCGCCGCTACACCCTCCAAAAACGCCAGACATGCAGTCAGCTTATGACGCTGCCTACGAAGCTGGGAAGAAGGCTGCTGAGAATGTAGTGATTCCGGATTCATATTTCAAAAACAAGACGGAAAGCGAGACCGAGACCGAAACGGTAATTGAGACAGAGACGGAATCCGAACAGGTCAATGAATATTATTTCGGATGGGGAAAATATATCCCCAAATCACTAAAAAACAGGTGGGCTAGCTTTCTCAGGAGGTGATCCAGTTTATCTCCCTTGCCGGGGTCAAGGCAAATACGTACAATTGAGGTATACAGATATGACCGATGCAATGATAACCGGAGTTGTAGCTATAACCGTGTGCATGATTAACAATGCATTTCAACAGTATCGTGTAAAATTACATCATGACGAGACAACGACGATGATAACTTACAAGATTGACGAGCTCACTAAGCGAGTTGACAAACATAACAGCATCATCGAACGCACATATGCATTAGAGAAGCAGATGGCTACAATGGATGAAAAAGTCCGTGTAGCCAACCACCGAATAGCGGATTTAGAGGAAAAGGAGCGTGTATAGAATGTTTAAAAATTGCGTATTAAAACCCGATGTAAATACAGTTAAGTGGTTCAAAGCGGCCGGGGTAAGAGCCATCAAGACGATGGCTCAGACAGCTGTGGCACTGATCGGGACTAACGCGTTCATCACTGCTGTAGATTGGAAGATGATCATCTCTGGTGCTGTGATGGCCGGATTGGTGAGCATCCTGACAAGTGTTGCAGGCATTCCGGAAGTAGAAGCAGAATAGAGAGGAGATAGACTGATATGAGTAAGACGTTTAAACAGAAAGAATGGGGAACACTGCATGGAATTTCCATGGCTGCTTCTGGCTGTGGCCCTTGCAGTATTGCATCCATCGTTGCCAACCTGGTTAAGGACATTACCCCAAAAAAGGTTGCCGAGTGGCTCTACGCAAACGGCGATTTCTTTTCATCCGGTACGACCCGTGCCGGCGTAACTGCTGCTTTTGAACATTACGGCTTCGACGTCGTTGGATATTACAAACCAGAACATTCCGGCGGCACAATCTGGAAAAACGCAATGGCTAAGATGAAGTCATTAAAAGGTGATTGGTGGGCCGTGTTCCTGACGGTCGGAAAGGTCAACGGGGCAAAGGACAATTTTTGGACATCCGGCGGTCATTACTTAGCCATCACGGACTACAAGGACGGAAAGCTGTATGTTCGTGATTCTGGTGCAAGAAACAACACCGGATATTTCAGCCCTGAAAAGCTCAGATACGATACCAACGTCATCTGGATTGTTCAGAAGAAATCAGGCAAAAAGGCTTATACAGGCGAGTTCCCGACTCTTCCGTCAAAAGGCTATATCGGTGAAGGTGACACTGGATCAGAAGTTAAGAAGGTGCAGCTGTTTCTGAAGTGGTATGGCACATACAAGGACAGAGTAGACGGAAAATGCCTTGGAAGGACTGTAGCAGCTATTAAGGCGTTTCAGATTGCAGAGGGAGAGACAACTGATCTGAAATTCGGACCATCCTGTTTGAGAAAAGCAAAAACTGTCAGAAAGTAAACAAGAATATGAAAAAAGCAAAGGAAATGCTGCTAGAAGATGCATTATCTTCCGCTATTCATTCAGAGAAACGCAATATTCATTTAAAAAAGGCTCTTACTCTTTCAGCCTTTTTCAACATCGTGTGTATTGTATATTGTGCATTAAAAAAGCATGGATAGAGGCTTAATCAAATACTTTTGGGATTGCGGGGATAGCCAGATCATCGAATTTGCGATAATTCGGGCACGGCTGAACAGAAGAGAGAAAGAGGCTGTCAGCCTTCTTCTGGACGAATGTTATACACAGGAAAAGGCGGCAGAAGTGATGGACATTTCAGTTCGTAATGTTCAGAAGATCTGGTACAGTGCTGCGGACAAGCTCCTGTCGATTCCTTGGGTTGTAGCCTATGCAAAAGAGCTGAAAAATAAATAATATGCGTAAATATAGCGTATCTGATTCGTTGGATACGCTATATTTTTTTGCTTAAATATACAGTAGAAAGGGGGATGCCGATGTATAAGCGATACAACCCCAATCCGATAGCAGCGAGAGTCGGCGACTGTACAGTTCGGGCAATCAGTAAGGCGACAGATCAGAGTTGGCAATACACTTATGTGCAGCTGTGCTTGTACGGTCTGTTAATGTCCGATATGCCGTCATCCAACAGTGTGTGGGGCGCATATCTGTTAGATATAGGATTTTCAAGGAATATGGTTCCAGACGTATACGGTAAGATATATACCGTCTCAGATTTCGCCAGAGAGCATCAGAAAGGCATCTATATATTAGCCTTATCCGGGCATGTGGTGGCACTAGTCGACGGTGATTGGTATGACACATGGGATTCCGGGCAAGAAATCCCGCTGTATTATTGGCACAAAAAGGAGGAGAGCGCATGAATTATCCATACGGAAACATGAACATGAATAGTTATTCACAGTATCCGAATTTTGGTGTCGGATATAATCCACCTGTTCCTGATCAGCTGAGTCAGCTTCGGATGCAGAACGCATTCAACCAGATGAATCAACCGGTTCAGCAGCAGCCGACCAATCCAGATGAACGGATCTGGGTACAGGGAGAGGGAGCAGCGCAGGCTTATCTAGTAGCACCGAACGGATTTGTTCGATTGTGGGACAGCACGGCCCCGGTATTCTACGAAAAGAGAGCCGATCAGACGGGAAAACCGTATATGGAAGTGTTCGAATACACCCGAAAAGGTGCACAGACTCCGAATCCAGAGCCTAAACGGATGGATGCGGATAATGTTATAGAAAAACAGCTTAAGTCATTAGAAGAGCGTGTAGGCGTTCTTGAAAAGAGAGGAGCGATGACAAATGATGCAGCAGATTCCGAATAATCCAATGCAGATGATACAGCAGTTCAATCAGTTCAAAAACTCTTTCACGGGAGACCCGAAGCAGGCGGTTATGAACCTTTTGCAAAGTGGTCAAATGAATCAGGATCAGTTGAATCAGCTACAGTCGATGGCAAAGCAGTTCCAGTCCATCATGGGTGGAATGGAACATAAATGAAAAAATCATGGCCAATGGTTTAATAGATAAAAAAGGAGTGTGTTTGAATGAGCTTAACAACAAGTGAAATGACCCCTGCCGACTTTGCGGCGGTGACAGGCAATAACAACAATGGAACATGGGGCGACGGCGGTGCGTGGTGGATTATTATCCTTTTCCTCTTCGTTTTTTGCGGATGGGGCGGCAACGGCTTCGGAGGCAACAGAAACGGTGGCGGAGTAGTAGACGGATACGTCCTGACATCCGACTTCGCGAACATTGAAAGAAAAATTGACAACGTCAACAATGGCTTGTGCGACGGATTCTACGGACAGGCTCAGCTTGTGAACGGTGTGCAGCAGAATTTGAGCAACGGTTTCATGTCTGCGGAGATTTCCAGAGCCAACCAGCAGGCCGGACTGATGCAGCAGCTTAATGCTATGCAGATGCAGCAGGCTAATTGCTGCTGTGAGACAAGAGAAGCTATTCAGGGCGTGAACTACAACCTTGCACAGCAGTCTTGCGAGACACGACAGAGTGTCAATACAGCCGCAAGAGATATCATCGACAATCAGAACGCCAACGCAAGAGCCATTCTCGATGCTATGACCGCACAGAGAATCGAAGCGAAGGATGCGAAGATTGCAGAGCAGAGCCAGCAGCTTTTTGCAGCACAGCTTGCAGCAAGTCAGGCGGCTCAGAATGATACGCTTAAAGCGTACATGACAGGCCAGTTTGCTTACTACAATCCAAGACCTGTTCCGGCATTCCCAGTTCCGGCACCTTATCAGTACGGCAACTGTGGGAATGGCTGCGGATGCTAATTGAATAATGACATAAGGCAGCTTGTCGCATGACGACATGGTCAGCACTCCTCCGCTGATACTGCTTAAGTGGCGGGGTGTTGCCCTGCCACTTTTTATTTAAAGGAGCGTGAAAAAATGGCAGAATATACAAATTCTAATACAGTTCTAGTCGCCGCTGGCCAGAACATTCCTCTTACAGAGACAGCGGTCAAAGGTGGATGCGGCATTATTCACAGAGAGGGTGCCGGCATCGTAACACTAAGAGGCACGACGAATCAGTGCAAGGCCCGCTATAGAGTCAGCTTTGGCGGCAATATCGCTATACCTACAGGCGGCACAGTTGAAGCTATCTCCGTGGCTCTGGCGATTGACGGGGAGCCTCTTAATTCAGCAACTGCGATCGTCACACCGGCTGCGGTAGAAAACTTTTTCAACGTCTATGTTGCGTCTTATATCGACGTACCTAGAGGGTGCTGCGTGACGGTTGCATTAGAGAATGTATCCACAGAGGCTATTAATATCAGCAACGCGAACATGATCGTTGAGCGAGTTGCATAATGGAGGTGTGAACATGAACAAAAATACATTGTATGACCTGAAAGAAATGCTCTGCAAAGAGCTTGATGAGATTGCTAAGAAAGGCGAAATGAGTGCCGGAGACCTTGAGACAGTGCATAAGCTTACTGATACCGTCAAGAACATTGAAAAAATCATGTATATCGACGACAACGGTTATTCGATGGACGGCGATTGGAGATCATCCGGCACATATGCCCGTGATGGAATGCGGATGGACGACCGAGGTATGAGTTATGCGAACAGAGGACGTCACTATGTTCGAGGCCATTATTCCAGGGGAGACGGACGAGAAATGAGTAGATGTCGTGACTATCTTTCTGATCAGATCAGAGATATGATGGACCGTGACGATCTCTCTCAGACGGATAGAGCGTCGCTTAAAAGGGCACTGGAAGAATTACAGGGATAGGCGGTGAAAGGCGTGGATTTGAACGAGATTAATGCTGAGATTGCGAAGCTTGAAGCGGGCGGCACAAATTATGCAGTCTGCGAAAAACTGGCGTGCCTCTATACGGTCCGTGACGGGCTTCAGAATGTAAGAGAGCCGGAACGGACAAGGAATGAATACAGCTATGCTTCAAATCCACGCCAGATAGTCGCAGACGAGCCTCAGAGCGAATTCTCTCAGGCTGCTTACAGTGTGCCTGTAGATGCGCTTATATCCGTCATGGATGAGCACATGGAAGCGATACGGGCTATATACCCGAAAGAATACAGCGCCATTGTTGAGCGCCTGAAAAACGAAAGAAGGGCGGGAGATTAGTCCCGTCCTTTTTATAGTTGTTAAGCTCTAACGGCTTCCCTCATAAGCTTCCAGACACCCTGAGTCATTACTTCTATAAGTTCGCCGTTTGATTCCTCAAGCTGGTTATATCCCTCTTCGAAAGAATCTAAAAGACTGTCCACGAAATTCTGATCGGAGTAACTGAGAGTTTTATAATCCACCAGTTCCCCGTCGTGGTAAATTTCGATCACTTTTGAAGGGTCAGAATAGTATTTTTCGCCCTTTGAGGCATCCCCGTTCCACGTCTCTCTTTCTATGAGCTTGCTGTAATCAATCGGTTCTTCCGGTTCCAATTCTTCGGACATTCTTTTTAATGCCCCAATCATTTTGTCATCTATTTGCATCTTTTCACCATTAGCCATTTTATTTACCCCATCCGTTAAGTGTGCAAGCGTTCCCCATTCCATCTTCCCAACCATCGCTGATTGGTTCAAAACCTGCATCCAATCTTTCGATACAGGCATTCATATCATCAACGGTCTCGGGATATACAGTCCCAAGATAATTTCCTTTATACACTTTGAAGCAGTGTACGTTATGGTCGTACTCGCTTTCGTATACTTCGATTCCATTCTCAAATTTCCATTCTTTCATTTTTTATTCCTCCTCTATATTTCTATATTCTGTAATGAAGTTTTTTTCATCACATTCAGAAAGTATGCCATTAGGTACATACTTCCATTCTCTAGTATATGGAAGAATAGTTCCTCCGAAATAGGCCTCCGTAACAATTCCGCATCCGACCGCTTCGCGATTATTAACCGCAGTAGTTCTAATTTCGTATTTCATCTTCATTTCCTCCTTGGTTTCTCTTCTTCAACTGTCTTTATTATATCATAGTGGACACCACTAGTCAAGCGCTTTTTTGTCCTTTTCTATGATTATTTTACCATCCTCTAAGGTCATCAAAACGCCTCTGTCTTCTTCAGTGATCCCAAGTGCCCTTACCATGGCAACTGGGATGGAAACGCGGTAGTTTTTTGTGTCTTTGCCGGATGTCCCTCCGGCTTTGTTTATCATTATATTTCTATTTACTTTCATCTTTTTTGCCCTCATTATATTTTTTTCTCGCATTGTTCTCTTCGCTCCAAGATAGCAGTATCCAACCTTTGTATTGAGAATAGCCACGTTTTCTCTTTCCAAGAAAAGTTCTTTTTATATCTATAATTCCTCCATAAAACCTGATAGGTGATGACGGCAAGATCTCCTCATTATCTCTTGCCCATTTTTTTAAATTGTCGATTTCATACACAACTCCTTCAGGCGATCGTATCACCCAGCTTTTTGCTTGGGTATTTGTCTCAAATCGTCCACTATTCGGACTTTTAGAAGCTGCTTCGTGAGCCAAAATGAGCCTTTTGGCTGACGATCTCGTTCTTCCGATTTTGGATCTTTCCAAATGCTCGCAAGCCTTACTACATGTTTTCTTCTCGGATGACGGGCTTGCGTAAAATTTTTTCCCACATACTACGCAAGTTTTCATATTTTTTATATATGAAACCCTGCATTCCTGGGAACAGTAGTATTTATTTCTACCGGTATCTTTTCCGCAGTTTAAACATTTCATAATATATCCCCGGATTAAAACTCATAATTAGCTACGAACCATTTCATTGTTTCAAAAAAATCACCTTTTGAGAATTCACTTACAATCTGATTGTTGTTATTGCAGTTGATGTAACCAACAGTACGGTTTTTGTAATCAGATACATAAACTCTTTTGTGACCATATTTTTCCCACATTTTGAAAGTGAGATAGTTGCTTTCGTCGTCATTGTTTGTTCCGCAATTTGGATTACATTCTCCGTTTGCGTCTACGATAGCAACTTCGGATTTTCCTTCGAATTTGATCATTGTATGCTTTGCTTCCTCCCATGCTTTTTTGAGGCCAGAAGAAATTGTCATACCCATTTTCTTAACCAGTTCCCAAGCTCTTTTCATGATTTTTGATAAATTGTATTTCATAATTTCTTCCTCCTTGAATGTTGTCTTCCTTAACTGTCTTTATTATACCATAGTGGACACCACTAGTCAAGGGGTAAAACCAAAAAAATATAAAAATATATACAACATGAGTATGCAGATGAATCCGAATACTCATGATGTATATCTGAAAGCGTCAAATTAAAAGCTCTATATCGAGCGCGTATGATGGTTTTTCTTTTCTGCCTAAAAATATATAATCTATCCTTTTCACAGCGTTTTTGAGAAGTATATTTTTCTCTTCCGCTGAAAGATCATCGTTCCTGAGTCCATCAACCGCGGCTCGTAATCTAATAACTTGATCATTGTAATTTATACGCTTCGGCCGGTTCTTCTTTAATGCGTCTATCTTTTGACTCAGATCATTCATCTCCGCCCTGATAGAGCTGTTACGCTCTAAAAAAACATCTTCCGAATAGATTCCCTTTTCAAGGAGGTCATATTGCTTCTTTTCTTGCTCTGCCATCGATTGTAGTTCATCTTCCATCCTCTGTATCTGCTTTGTGTAAATGCTGTCATCGTCCGAATCACTGCTGTTTGTTCTTGCTTCTAATTCTATAGAAATCGACTCAAGCGAATTGGAGACGTTCTTTATCGCTTCGTCCAGGTAAGCAGACTTTCCTCCACACCCTTTTGTCCGGCATTCTATACGGTCCTTCGTGTTTCCCTTGTAAGGGTGCCGCGTCATTGATCGGCCACATTCAGAACAGTATACCAGTCCAGCTAGCGGGTTTTTGATCGCGTGATCTATGTGTGCACGAGGATCGTTTCTCAGCATTTCCTGTACACCGTCATATACATATTCTTTTACAAGGCCCTTGTGTCTCCCTTTTACTAATACAACGTCTTCGGGGTCGGCCGTGCTTTTCTTTCTTACAAGATGCCCGTCTTCGTATGAAAATTCGGTTTTTGTATACGCAAAACGGACGTATCCTTTGTAATGAGGATTCTGAAGAATGAAACTCACAGAAGAACGCTCCCACTTTTTGCCTCGTGGCGGCTTGACGTTTATGCTGTTTAGATAGAACGCAATTCGTCCCAGACTTTTGTGTTCAAAAAATTTCATGTCAAAAATTTTCGTTACGACCCAACCGAACTCACCGACTTCCAGTGTCGGGCCGATTTCGTCATTCGCCTTTTCATAACCGTATGGCGGTATGCTGCCGATAAAATTCCCCTTCTGAGCCGACAGGACTCGACCTCGCCAAAGTATTTCTTTCGTATACTCAAGATAGTCATTCCCTCGCATTAGTTCCTGTTCAAAAAATTTACGCTGCATTTTGTTCGACAGGTCGTATTCCATCTGAAGGGTTATAATGCGTGTGTTCGAGTACCTGAAAGCGTTTTCGACCTTTCCACAGTCTTCCAGATCACCTCTTGTGAGTCGCTGCGGTTCGACAGTAAGAACAGCCTTAACATTGTCAGATTCGATGATCCGCAGCAGCTCTATCATCTTCGGACGTTCAATGATAGTTTCGCCGGATACGACTTCGCGAAGAATGTGATCTTCGCGGATGCGATAGCCGAGCTTTTTCAGTGCCAGTTCCTGAAGCATAGTTTCGTGCCTGGCAAGTACATCCTCTACAGATTCAAGAGGACTGTCAGCCCGACTTTTTCTTAGATATATATAATATTCGTACATTTTATTTTTCCTCTTTTTTGTTGTAATTTTTAATTTTCACAGTATAATAAAAATTGAGGTAAGTTTTCATCTTTTCTCTTATTGTAATCAAATACATACATTTACTTCCAGCTACATGCTTATTTTTCGTACATTTTATGTCATGTAGAAACTCCTTTCGATAGAAGCCCCGACGCCAAACGGGGCTTTTATTTTTTCCCTTTTTCACCAATCTCGTTCTCGTTTGGGAGCACAATTGTGTAACACCCTTTTCCGTCAATAACTGCCTGCCGTCCCCGCTTGATCGCAAGATTCAGAAGGCTCATGTTCGGTTGCACGTGTGCCGGATTGTTCAAGATGTCTTTCGATTCTGACACTTCATAACTTATCGCTATGCTTGCGGCGATGTTTAACCTGTATTCCAGCGGTGTCTGCAAGTAGGCCGTCAGCATTTCTAGGATACAGATCGGGGACGATCCGTGGCAGCCTTGCAGGATGTATAGAAGTTTCCGTTTCTGATCCACAGTTAGATTAGATACAAGCGTCAGAAGCGCAATCCCGACATCCTTTTCATTCGCACCGGGTTCGATCCGATCAAATTCGTACGGATAGAGAAGCTTCAAATAATACGGCATCGGCTGGACACCGAGAACCATGAACCACTCAAAACCCATTTGCTGAGACGGGCAAGACGTCCCGTTCTCCCAGTTCTGGACCGTCTTTTTACTTACTCCCAGAGCTTTTGCCATATAATCCTGACTTTTCCCTGCAGATTCCCTTGATTTTCTCCACATTTTTGCAAACTTTTCCGAAATGTCATATTTTTTCATATTAAAGCACTTCCTTAAACTGTCATATTTCGGCGTAAATTATTTCCCTCTTTTTTGCATTAAATTGATAATTATGCAAATCCGACTGATTTGATAGAATATAAGCGTAACTAATATATAGAAACGTTAAAAATGATTGGGATGGTGCACATGAACAAGAAGAAGCAGATCAGGGAGATTGAGCAGATGCTCCTTGATGCGGACTGTGACACCGTAACGGCTGTTCACAGTGTATTGTCGAGGCTCAGGAAGCCTCGTGATGAACGAACGTGTTGGTTTTTTAAGCTTGCGGGCAAAATTGGCAAGCGATTCAGAAAGCGGGTTTAATAGTATATGAGTAACGATGACCTAAAAATGTACATTAAGAAGCACATTGACGAGATAGAAGACAGCTCGCTGCTGCTTTTCATCTACAAGTTGATAATCAACTTGATATCGTTGTATCAACTCAATTCAGTTGATGAATTCAGTTGATATATAAGCAACAAGGCCCCTCACGAACTGTGAGAGGCCTTTTGTCTAGCTGTAATACCTCAATGCTGTTACTCTTCGATTGTGATTAACTGTGTATCTTTTGCACCGTCGAAAGAAATCCAGTCAGATACTTCAATGTCTACATCGCTTGTATCCTGCAACTCGAACGGTTCGCAAACGTCAATAGATCCTCCTGGCTGAATATCCTTCATATAATTTTCATATTCAGGAATTTCATAGTCTATATAAGCCAATTCGTTTTCTACACCGTTCTGGAAGCACTGGATCTGTGCTGAAGCCATAGCGCTTGTGTTTTCGTCGCCGTTATTCGTGAATGTGTAATAATACAGAAGACATGGATTTCCGTCCATATCCTTTTTGATCTCATGCTTCGAATATGTGATGACATATTTGTCTGTTTCAAAATTGATAGTGCCGTCATCGGCTGCTTCTGTCTCAGGAGCTTCTGTGGTAGCCTCCTTTGTTGTTACAGGAGCTTCTGTTGCTGCCTCAGTTGCGGCTGGTGCCTGCGTTTCTTTTGGTGCATCTGATGAGCTGCCGCACGCCATGATAGACATAGACATAGCGGCAACCATCATTGCTGCAGTGATTTTCTTTTTCATGTTCCCTCTACTTCCTTTCTTTTATATATCAGGAATAGCCCCGGAACAATCCGGGGATTCCCAACTATCATTCTTCTGGCGTTGCCGCTTCAGCAAGCCTTTTTACGAAGCTGGCGAACACCATCAGCTGTTCGTCTGTCATCTTCTCCATTGACCTGCAAAGCTCCAAAGACATTTTATATCTCATAGAACCTTTATCCTTATAGAGCCTTCCGACAAGCTCAGCCAATTCATCGGCAGAACCTTTTATATAAGGTTCGCCTTCTCCCGTCCTGAGCCAATGCTCGTTGACGGAGAATTCTCTGCAGATTGCCAAGGCAACCTGATTTGTCAATGCTCGTCTGTCTTTTTCTACTAATGATAATGCCGAACCCGAAAGACCTAAATGCTTTCCAAAATCTTCTTGATTTAGTCCGCGTTCCTTTCGGATGGTTCGAACTCTATCACCCTGTGACATTTCATCACCTCTTTTCTGTTTATATTATATCACCTATAAAATGAAAAATCAACAAAAAACTTTACAGAGTCAAAAATAATTCTTGACATTCTTAACAGAGTAAAGTATAATTATTACAGAGTCAAGAAAACACAAACAACAACAAGGAGGAAATAAAAAATGACAGTAGCAGAAATCAAAGCAAGAAACATGATTAAGGAAAAGAGCACAGAGCAATTGCTTGATCTGTGGATGATGATAAGCAATACAGTAAGTGTTGATGCCGCAATGGTTCGCGGCTGGCTGATGGATGAGCTTGAGGCCAGAAACCCAGAAGGGTTCGACAAATGGCTTGACACTGACGAATGCAAGGACGAAGAGTTGGCACAGTACATTTTAAATAAATAGAGATAAGGGAGGCGTCAGGCCTCCCGGAAAGGAGAAAATATGAAAAAGTATGTTGGAATTTCTGAAAGTAATGAAGGATCAGTTTATTTCATCGGAAAAACAGATGAAATAAAGGCACTATACAAAAGTATTTCCAGACACGGAGATAATATAGGTCCATTGTACAACGGAAACACGCTTTTCTCTCCGTATAAATATGTCTATTGTATCTGCATAGACGTTGATGGATGGATGACCATAACGACAAGCGATGATTTTGCATTGATGCTTGTCAATGGAGAGATTGAAGAGGAATAGGGAATATGAGAATGACCACCCGGCACTGATGATGGCAGGTCAGAAAGGAGAAAACATGAAGATATCTAAGAAAGAATATTGTGAAATGATTCGCAACGCTTTTGAATGTTCGAGGGAGTACCTTTATAAAGGCAAATACAAAGACGCCTATTTCCAGCTGGGGCTTGCAAGAGGAATCATTATCGTTATGAGTTCAGAAGAAGTAATTACACAGGATGAGTTTAATAAGCTTTTGAAAGCCACATTTGACATTGAAAGATGCGCAGATGGTTACACAGAAGCATTGAAAGCACTGGAGGAATAGAGATGGTATTGAAAATCTTATGTTTTGCCATGTGGCTGTACTGGTGGTTTAAATTCAATCAGGCAACAAAAGAACACAATAATACTAAGCAGATTGAATATGGAGTTTGGTGGCTGTCAATGTTTATATTACTTTTGAGATGAGTATCCCGGCGTCGGTTAAGCCGTAGCGTCAAAGCAAGCGCCGGATTTAAAAATATAAGAAAGGAGGCCTTTGAATGGCTGAGAAAATGACAAAGATGGAGCGCCATCAGGCGTATGATGACATTTTGGAATATTGCGATAAAATTCAGAGCCTGTATGACCTCGGAAGAGTATCCGGGACAGCTGGAACGCTCGCAATGATGGCTGAAGCGGCAGAGATTCAGAAGAAAGAAAGAGGTGCATAAGATGTTTTTATTTAAGAATGTTGACGAAAAACTGGCAGAGATTGGATTCAAAAAAATCGAAGAAAACAGGCATTGTGTTGAATATGAAAGACATAACGATAATCATGGATATACCCAGTGTGTTTCTATTCTGCATAAATCTTCTGGAAAGCACATTTTACAGTCTTATGACAAGGATTTGTCTGACAGCAAAGGCATCGGTAATACTTGTGTAGGCCTTACAGGGTATGAAATGGAGCTCTTCTATAAAAAAATGAAGAAAATTGGCTATGTCACTAAATAAGGAGGCAGGAATGAAAGAGGTGCATAAGAATTTAATTTTTGCAGTTACGGTACATCAATTAACAGTATAACTGTTAATAACAATAAACGAAAGGAGATGAAAAGATGAAGCTCAGTAGAGACAAAGTCAGAATTTCTATGATTAGAAAGAAGATGACCATTGACGAGCTGGCGAAGACTTACGGCTGTTCGAGAAGCCGAATTTATGTGCTTCTGAACAGTCAGAACATAAGACAGAGCAGCGCCGAAAAATTTGCAAAGGCGCTCGGATGCGAAACAGTAGATATTCTTGAGGAGGCATAGCATGAACGAAATTTTAACAGTCAATTATGAGGCAGAACAGCCGACCGTGTCGGCGAGAGAGCTGCACGATGCTCTGGGCGTTCAATCTCGGTTCAGCAGATGGTTCGAATCTAATAAAGAATTATTCGTAGAAGGCGAGGATTATAACAAGTGTACATCGAGTACGGTTGTTAATAATGGAGCAGTTAGAGAACTGGATGACTACACTATTACTGTATTGATGGCAAAGCACTTATCTATGATGTCTCGTACAGAAAAGGGCAAACAGATCAGAGATTACCTCATTGACCTTGAAAAAGCATGGAACACGCCGGAACAGGTGATGGCCAGAGCTTTGAAACTGGCAGATAAAGAGATTGACCGTTTAAAGGCTGACAACAAGGTACTTCTTGAGGATACAGCCAGAATGAAGCCGAAGGAAATCTTTGCTGATGCAGTAGCCGCAAGCAGCACAACGATTCTGATCGGAGAGCTTGCTAAGCTCTTGAGACAGAACGGCATCGATATCGGACAGAACAGACTATTTTCGTGGCTTCGCGAAAATGGTTACTTGATAAGGCAAAAAGGCAGCGCTTACAATACGCCGACACAGCGAAGCGCCGACCTTGGCATCCTGACAACAAAAGAGACTGTGATCGTCCGTTCGGATGGATCTACAGAAGTCAAAAAGACAGTCAAAGTCACAGGAAAAGGGCAGCAGTATTTCATCAATAAGTTTTTGAAGGCTGCCAGCTAATCGGAAGGATGGTGAGCACATGAAACGAAAAGGTAATGATGACGATCTATATCTCGCAAACGTGCTTCATTTCGAGAACTGTACGGTCTATCTCTATAGACCGATACTGACACCGGAAGAGAGGGAACGCCGGTATGAAAATATTCGCAGGGCACTGCGGAGAATAGGGCCGTCGCTTATTGCGGCGGAAGAAAGAAGAAAGAAAAAGGAGATGGAGAAAAATGAGCAATCTGCAAATTCCTGAGTGGGAGAAGAGAGAAAAGACGATCTATGTCGAATGTGAAGAGGTTGACGACCGCCCGGCTATCAGCCCGATCAAAGCGGCAGCGTGTGAGGTAGCGTGTGGTATGCATCTGCTGGCGTTCCTCGCATCGGCTTGTATCTTCGTGAATACGAGCTTTAACATATCAACACTTCTGTTCACTTTATATTGTGCCTTTGGGGCGTTCTGGTTCGGATCCACTGCAAGCAGCATTGGAGGTCTGGATGAAGAATAGAAGAAATGACAAGTGGATTGATGAGCTTGCTTACAAGATAGCGCTTTCTGCTCCGTGCGTATGCATGGGGACCCTAGTTGCTTTAGTGTGGGCGGTTATCTTGAAACTTTTGAATTCAATGGTTTTCAAGATTATTGTGTCAATTCCGGCGGTCATCCTGCTTGTATCCATTGCCATTCTCTTATACGAGATATGGAGAGGCGATTTTGAAGACGATTATTAATTTTAGGAGGAAACAAAATGGTTATCAAAAATGAAAAGGCCAACTGGTCTGCCAACCAGTCAGCCGAAAAAAATGAAAAAATCACTCATCGTGATTATATCACAGCGTTGCCGGTTTTGAAAGAGACTGTTGAAATCTATGTTGAAGATTTCGAAAATCTTGTCAGATCAGACACAAAAATGATGATTTTGACAGAGCTTTTTGAGAACAAAGCAACTGTCACGCAAGACGTTCTGCTTACGATCCTCGGAGTTGGCGGGAAGAAAAAAGATAATGGTTAAGCTTACGATATTAAAAAACCGTGAGGAATGGCTGAAAGCCAGGACAAGGATAGGTGGATCGGATGCTTCGGCGGTTGTCGGAAAAAATCCATACAGGAGCAACGTCGATCTGTGGCTTGAGAAGACGGGTCAGACAATTGCAGAGGATATTTCTGATAAGCCCTATGTCAAGTATGGAACAGATGCAGAACCCCATCTGCGGGCTTTGTTCGCTCTTGATTTTCCTGAGTACAGAGTAGGCTACAAAGAAAACAACATGTTCACCAACGATAAATATCCATGGGCACATGCTTCTCTTGATGGGTGGCTGATGGATGCGGATGGCCGTATGGGGATTCTTGAAATTAAGACAACAGAAATTCTGCAATCTATGCAGAGAGAAAAATGGAATCACAGGATCCCTGATAATTATTACATACAGGTATTGCATTACCTGATGGTCACGGAATTTGATTTTGTTGTGCTGAAAGCGCAGCTTAAGAGTCAGTTTGGTGATGAAGAGGTCTATTTACAGACAAGACATTACCGAATTGAGCGGTCAGAGGTTCAGGAAGACATTGATTATCTGATAAATGCCGAGAAAAAGTTCTGGCAGCAGGTCCAGGAGCGGAAGAAGCCAAACATGATATTACCAAACATAAATATATGACAGACAGAAAAGGAGAGATAACAAATGGAATTAAGAATTGTACCATATAAGATTCCGGAGAAGATTGAATTCAATTATGAAGAAATTATACGGGAAATCGAACCCGTTGTTAATGAAAAAGCTAGCATTTATTATTCAGATGAAGATATTCCTGTTGCAAAGAAAGATAGGGCTAAATTTAACACCTTTAAAAAAGCAATAAATGATGAAAGAATCCGCATGAAAAAGGAATATATGAAACCTTTTGAAGAATTTGAAGCAAAGGTGAAAGATATCAACGCTCTTGCAGACAAGGCGGTCATTGCTATTGATAAGCAGATCAAGGAATATGAGGACAATCAGAAGCGTGAGAAGCTGGATAAAATCAAAGCTCTTTGGACGCAAATGGCTGTTCCTGAAGGTCTGACAATGGACAAAGTTTACGAGGAAAGAATGCTGAATACGTCTTTCAGTATGAAGAAAGTTGAAACATGCTTTGAGCTTGCTATTTGCAAATTTAACAGAGACATGGCTACACTGGCGGCGTTGCCTGAATTTGGTTTCGAAGCACAGCAGGTATACATTTCTACTTTCGACATCAATAAAGCGCTTGCTGAGGGGCAGAGAATGGCACAGATCCAGAGGCAGAAGGCTCAATATGAGGCAGAACAGGCAAGAAGAAAAGCAGAGGAAGAGGCAAAGAAAGCTGCAGAACAGGTGCCGGTTGAAGTGGTTACAGCTGAAGAGATTGCTCAGTCAAAGCAGGAATATATTGATGCTGCTTCAGCAAATGGTATTCACGTGATGGATGATCCTTCAAAACAGTGGGTAGGATTCAAGGCGCTTCTGTCAACAGAAGATGCGATTGCACTGCGTGATTTCTTCAAGAGTAGGAATATTCAGTTTAAAGCATTAGGGGAAAATTAGAAAGGAATAGGTGAATAACATGGCAGTAAATAACAGATTAGCAGCAAAGACAGCAAAAAACAGCAACGCAGTTGAGTATGAAGTAGGAGGCATGAAGGTCAGACTGACACCGGAGATTGTAAGAAATTACCTTGTCAGCGGCAATAAAGAGGCCGTATCCATGCAGGAATTGGCTATGTTCATGAATCTCTGCAAGTACAGCCAGCTCAATCCGTGGGCAAAAGAAGCGTACTGCATCAAGTACGGCTCTGAACCAGCAGCGATGGTTGTAGGTAAAGAAGCCTTCCAGAAGAGAGCCGAAGCCAATCCGAACTATGATGGCTCTGAAGCTGGCATTGTTGTTCTGGATGAATCCGGAGAAATTGTTTACAGGAAAGGTACGATTAAGCTTCCGGGCGATGAAATCGTTGGTGGCTATGCGGAAGTTTGGAGGAAAGACCGCACACACAGTACACGAATTGAAGTGAGCTTTGATGAATACGCCGGCAGAAAGAAAGACGGTTCACTGAATAGTCAGTGGTCAAAAAAGCCGTCCACAATGATTAGAAAGGTTGCCCTGGTGCAAGCTCTCAGAGAAACATTTCCATCAGCTTTCGGTGGTATGTATACAGCAGAAGAACATGGAACAGAGGAGCCAGAAGCATATGCTATGACTCTACCAGTAGAGGAAGCAGCCGCTGTGCAAGCTCAGGTGCAGGCAGAAACTGAAAAGGCAGAGCAGATTGAGCAGAAGCACGAAATCAATGCAGCAGGAGCTGTTGTGGACGCCAAAGAGGCATTATTTGGAAATAATTAATTTCAGGAGGAATAAGAAAGAATGAAAGGCTACAAAGGATTTAGAAAAGGTCTTATATGCAAAGGAAAACAATATGCAGAGAATACTGTTTTTGAAGAAGAAGAAGCCGTGATTTGTAAAAAGGGGATGCATTTTTGCAAAAATCCGTTTGACGTTCTTGATTATTACGGCTTCGTAGATAAAAAAGGAAGTATGAACGAATTTGCAGAAGTTGAATCGTTAAATGACACATACACATATACAAACGATGATAAAAAGTATTGCACGACCAAACTGAAGGTAGGTGCAAAGCTGTCGTTTGCCGGATTTGTTAAGACGTGCGTTGATTTTGTTCTCGAAAAAACGACGGTAGAGATAGGAGATGCTGACGAAAATAAGATTGTGTCTTCCGGTGACTCTGCGAAGATTGTGTCTTCCGGTAACTATGCGCAGATCGGTTCTTCCGGTTACTCTGCGAAGATCGGTTCTTCCGGTGACTATGCGAAGATCGGTTCTTCCGGTTACTCTGCGAAGATCGGTTCTTCCGGTTACTCTGCGCAGATCGGTTCTTCCGGTTACTCTGCGCAGATCGGTTCTTCCGGTTACTATGCGCAGATCGGTTCTTCCGGTGACTATGCGCAGATCGGTTCTTCCGGTGACTATGCGAAGATCGGTTCTTCCGGTGACTATGCGCAGATCGGTTCTTCCGGTTACTCTGCGCAGATCGGTTCTTCCGGGAACTCTGCGCAGATCGGTTCTTCCGGTTACTCTGCGCAGATCGGTTCTTCCGGTTACTATGCGAAGATCGGTTCTTCCGGTGACTATGCGAAGATCGGTTCTTCCGGTGACTATGCGAAGATCGGTTCTTCCGGTGA